CTACATTCCACAAATCGCTGCGGTATTAGGCATCAATGCTGTTGCAGGCGGCGGTGCCAGAATCGAACCCAGCGAAAAACGAAAGTCAACTGCTGACGAACTTGCCGCTGCAGACAAAAAAGCAAATGAACTAGCTAGACAGGGAAAATATGACGAAGCGGCTGATGTAATGGTAGGCACTGGACATCATCGATATAGCCTGTTTGGTAATACACCAGGAAACGATGGTTATTGGGAAGACAAATACCCAGATGTGCCAACTCCAGAATATATCCCCAACATTCCTGACAAGTTGACAGGTATTGTGCAAGGTGCAACAAATGGCGCAAATGGCAATGTCAACACAGGAATGGACTCGTCAAACGCCTGGCGCTTCACCAATAGTGACAACGAAATACTCCGACGTATGGCACTCGCTCTTGAAGAATCCAACCGCATCAACAAGAAGCTTCTTGATGCTACTGAGAACCAATAAATACCCACAAATAGGAACAACACATGTCCGGATGGCGTAAACACTTTCAAACATACCAAGGATCACTGAGCCCTCTCAGTGGTGGTAAATCACGTGGAGCACAGAAAACTGATGCCTCACGTTTCCAGAGCTGGCTCCCCGAGGTATATGTCGGCCAGCCCAACCGTCTTGAGCGTTATATGCAATACGATCAAATGGACATGGACAGTGAAATTAACACTGCACTGGACACTATTGCAGAATTCTCAACCCAGCAGGATGAGGCCACTGAAGTAGCGTTCAAGATCAAGTGGAATGATACTCCAACTGAAACGGAAAGCGATGTTCTGGAAACAGTGCTCAAACAATGGATGCGCGTCAACGACTGGGATCGCCGCTTGTTCAACACATTCCGTAACACTATCAAGTATGGCGACCAGCCATTTGTGCGGGACCCAGAAACCTGGAAACTGTATTATGTAAACCCCGCAGACGTCATGCGCGTAATCGTGGACGAGTCGCGTGGCAAAGAGCCAGCACAGTATGTGATCAAGAACCTTGATCCCAACTTCCAAATGCTGACGGCAACCGCCCCAGCTGGAACCACCAACTATGCTTCAAGTTCACTTACACCTAGCAGCATGCCAACCAACCGTGGAAATCGTGGTAATGGCAACACATCTGGTGGCATGAGCGGAATTGGCAATGAAGTTGAAACGCTGATTGACGCCAAGCATGTCATTCACCTAGCACTTACAGACGGCATGGACAATAGCTGGCCATTTGGTAACAGTATCCTGGACGCTGTATTCAAGACCTACAAGCAAAAAGAACTGCTCGAGGACAGCATTATCATTTACCGTGTGCAGCGAGCACCGGAACGACGCATATTTTACATTGACGTAGGCGACATGTCAAGCCACCAAGCTATGGCACATGTTGAGCGAGTGAAGAACGAAATCCACCAACGCCGCATTCCAACCAAGACTGGTGGCGGCAGCAACATGATGGATGCGCAATACAATCCGCTCAGCATCATGGAAGACTATTTCTTTGCACAAACTGCTGAAGGACGTGGATCCAAAGTTGACACCTTGCCAGGCGGACAAAACCTAGGCGATGTGGACGACCTCAAGTTCTTCAACAACAAACTAGCCCGAGGGTTGCGCGTTCCATCCAGCTATCTACCAACTGGTCCAGATGACGGAACGGCTTCGTATAACGATGGCAGAACCGGCACTGCCTTTATCCAGGAATATCGATTCACACAATACTGCCAGCGCCTCCAGCGCATGATGCAGCCAGTGTTTGACAAAGAGTTCAAGCTGTTCCTCAAGCACCGTGGTTACGAGATTGACTCCAGTCAGTTCGAGCTATCGTTCGTGGAACCACAAAGCTTCAGCGATTATCGTGAGATTGAGATCAACGGAGCCCGCGCTGGTGTGTTTGGTCAGCTTGAGGGTGTTAACTATCTCAGCAAGCGTTTCATGCTCAAGAAGTATTTGCAGCTTAGCGATGACGAGATTCTAGAAAACGAAAAGCTGTGGAAGCAGGAAAATCCAATCAAGGGTGAAAAAGGCTCTGGTGTTGACCAAGACGAGTTCAGTGATCTTGGTGGCGTTGGTGTCCAGGGTGGCGCTGATGGAAGCCTTGACGACTTTGAAGCAGACCCTGAAGAGTTTGATGACGGCGAATTTGATGCAGAAGCTGGTGGTGACGAAGTAAGTCCAATCGCTGGCGATGAGGGAGAGACTACAAATGAAAGGCCATGAATTTCTAAAGGAATACTACAGTGAGCAAGATGACAAATACACTGTAGTTCAGATTGACCACAAGCGTCGTCCTCGTATCACATTGCGACATCTACAAAAGCTGCGCAAAACTCGCAGCATTGAAGATTTAGAGCAAAAGCAACGTATTGACGACGTGGCTTATATCTATGGTCAACCAGCCGCAGAAGAATGAGAATTCTACTTAGTTCACCACTGTGGTGAATTAAAATACGCTTTTTGCCCTTTTTCATGCCTTTTTAGCAGGTAAGACACATTGTTTTGTAAATACTATTTGAAGTAGTGCAAAACAAGTGTCCCATGAGGGATCAAGGAGTGTGATAAATGACAAAATCAAGACTAGAAAAAGTCCTTGAATATATGGTAAATGGCGAAAGCGAACTCGCCACAGAAATGCTTCACGAACACCTCATCGAAACAGCGCGCGATATTTACGCTGATCTTGCAGAAGAAGATGACATGTTTGAAGCAGAGCTAGAGCTCGACGATGAGTCAGGTGACTTTGTTGACGATCTAAACACCATGGAAGGCGAAATCGAAGCTGAAGAATATTTCGGCGAAGATGAAGAAGAAGACGATGACGCTATGGACGATCTCGAAGGCGAGATGGATCTTGATAGCGGCGACGACATGGGCGACGACGAAATGGACGACATGGGCGGCGAAATGGACGATGACTTTGGCGATGAAGAAGGCGGCAACGCTGATCTAGATAGCGCAATGGTCAACGTTGAGGACGCAATGGAAGAGTTGCGCGCTGCATTTGCTGACATTATGGGCGACGACATGGGCGATGACATGGGCGACGATGAAGTTTCTGATGAATTCGACGACATGGATCTTGACAGCGAAGAAGACGAAGAAGGCGACGACGAAGAAGGTCCAGTAATGGACAAGCAATTCGGCGAAGGCGCAACTTTGACCAAGAAGCCAGTCACCATGAAGGGCGATGACGACGGTAAAAAGTCAGTTGTCAAGCAGAATGTTCCAGGCATCAGCAAAGACGGCAAAGCTGTAAAGTTTGCTGGCGGCGCTGACGAAAAGGGCGGCAAAGCACCTGCACCTAAGCAAATGAAGGTCACTGGCCCTCAAGAGCAAAAGGGCAAGATGGACAAGAAAGTCGCAGCCCCATCAAACAAGAGCGAAAAAGTCAAGTCGAATCTTGGTAACTAAGGAATGGTAAAAATGTTTGCGCCACTTAGAGAAGTAGTCCTGCCCAGTGCAGCGTCCATCACCACCGAAAGCCGTGACAACGGCGCCGGTGGCAAGGACCTGTATATGCATGGCATCTTCATTCAGGGTGGAGTAAAGAACCAAAACCAACGAGTTTATCCGGTGAATGAAATCTCCAATGCCGTAAGGTCATTGAAAGAAAAGATTTCCGGAGGTTACACTGTCCTTGGTGAAGCAGATCACCCAGATGATCTAAATATTAACCTAGACCGCGTTTCACACATGATCGTAGATATGGACATGCGTGGAAACGACGGTATTGGTAAACTGAAAATGTTGCCCACCCCAATGGGCAACATCTGTAAAACACTGTTGGAAAACGGTGTAAAACTAGGAGTCAGCTCGCGCGGTAGCGGCAATGTTGACGGGTCAGGTCATGTATCTGACTTCGAAATTGTCACGGTTGATATCGTGGCGAACCCAAGTGCACCGGAAGCTTATCCGGATCCGATTTACGAACAGATTATGAATCATCGTCGTTCGGGCACAATTTGGGACGTAGCATCTAATGTAAGACACGATTCAAAAGCCCAAAAGTATCTTAAGGAAGAGATGCTGAAATTTATTCAAGACCTAGGGAGAAAGTAAACATGCCTAAGTCAATCACAGAAATCCTCGGCAGCGAAGTTCTTTCAGAAGGCATTCGCACTGAACTAGCTGAAGCATTCGAAAAACGTATTGCTGAACAGCGTGAAGAAGTGACTGCAGAGCTTCGTGAAGAATTTGCAACTCGTTATGAGAATGACAAGTCGCAGATTGTCGAAGCTATGGACGCAATGCTGAAAGAAGCAATCCGAACCGAACTCGAAGAGTTTGCACAGGACAAGTCAAAGGTAGCAGAAGAAAGAGTTCGTTACAAGAAGTCGATCCGTGAGCACGCCAAAATGCTTGAAAGCTTTGTTAATGAAGTTCTATCAAAAGAAGTTCGTGAACTGCGCGAGGACAGAAAGTCACAAAAGGCCAACTTTGGTAAGCTGGAAGAATTCGTTCTTCGTCAACTGACCAAAGAACTAAATGAATTCCATGATGACAAACGTGCTCTAGCCGAGCAGAAAGTCAAATTGGTCCGCGAAGGCCGCAAGGTCATCGAGGAAGCAAAACGCAACTTCGTCAAGAAGAGTGCAGCAAAGCTCAACAATATCGTAGAGAGTGTTCTACGTAAAGAGTTGACTGCTCTCCGTGAAGACATCCAGGTTGCAAAAGAGAATGAATTCGGACGTAAGATCTTCGAATCGTTCGCAAGTGAATTTATGGTAAGCACTTTGAGCGAAGGCACACAAGTGGCAAAACTTTCCAAACAAATTCTTGGTCTCAAGCGCAAAGTTGCAGAGTCATCTGAAACAATCAAAGCAAAAGATCAACAGCTCACTGAAGCAACCCGCAAAACTCGTATCGCACAAGATTTGAGTGAGCGCAAGCAGATTATGAGCGAAATGCTTGGTCCTCTAAACAAAGGTCAGAAAGAACTGATGGGAACACTACTTGAGTCTGTAAAGACTAACCAGCTTCGTGCTGCATACAAGAATTATCTTCCAAGCGTTCTTTCAGAAGAAACCGATGCACGACCAGCAACGCAAAAAACTCGACTCACCGAAAACCATCGCCCAATGCGTGAAGTAAGTGGTGACAAGACAAACAAGGGCACACAACAAGATGTTCGTGGCTCAGCTGATATTATTGAACTCAAGAAATTAGCAGGACTAAGCTAAGGAGAATTTAGATGGCAGACGTTCTATTCGAAAACTGGGCAGCAACCAAGGACGCACTTGTTGATGGCCTGACCGGTAACAAAAAATCAGTTATGGAGACTGTGCTTGAAAATACCAAGCGTAGCCTTACAGAATCTGCATCAGTCGGCGCAACCTCAGCCGGTAACATTGCAACACTTAACAAAGTGATCCTGCCTGTTATCCGTCGTGTTATGCCTACTGTGATTGCAAACGAACTCGTTGGCGTTCAGCCAATGACTGGACCGGTTGGTCAGATCCACACCCTCCGCGTTCGTTACGCAGAAACATACGACGCCGCAGTTGCTGGTGATGAAGCTCTAAGCCCATTCGCTATTGCTGCTGGTTACTCAGGTAACGCTGGCACTGACCGCGCTGAAGCTACTTCAGTGCTAGAAGGCCGCGCTGGTCGTAAGCTAAACATCCAGGTCCTCAAGCAGACCGTCGAAGCAAAGACTCGTAAGCTCAGCGCACGTTGGACTTTCGAAGCTGCGCAAGACGCACAAGCTATGCATGGTCTTGATGTTGAAGCTGAAATCATGGCAGCTCTTGCACAAGAGATCACTGCTGAAATCGACCAGGAAATCCTTGCAAGCTTGCTATCACTAGCTGGCGCTGCAACTGGAACCTTCGACCAGGCTGCTGTAAGCGGCACTGCAACCTTCGTTGGTGACGAACATGCTGCTCTAGCAGTTCTAATCAACAAAGCTGCAAACGACATTGCTGCTCGCACACGTCGTGGCGTAGGCAACTGGATGGTGGTATCACCAACTGTTCTAACAGTTCTCCAGTCCGCAACCACTTCAGCGTTTGCGCGCACCACTGAGGGTCCTTTCGAGGCACCAACCAACACCAAGTTTGTTGGCACACTAAACGGCTCAATGCGCGTCTACGTGAACCAGTATGCAGTCGATGACACCATCCTCATCGGCTATAAGGGTTCAAACGAGACTGATGCGGCAGC